GCATTTACCCGCAGCGACATCTTCTTGTACGAGCAAGGTGCAGCAACCGAATCGCCTGCGTATTGGATGACGTGGCAAGCCTTGCCCGAAAGCTCTCCGCTGCTATTTGAAGATGCCACCTAGCTATCGCTAAGCTGGAAGCACACTGATTAGACGCTTGCAGTCTTGGCGTTATGGCCGCACCCAACATTAAATCAGGCAGCTCCGTCACGACCGTCACCGGCAAGACCGTGGGTTATGCCGTCACCACCTCGATGGCCGCAGCGCTCAGCAATGGCTCCAGCAGCGGCAAGGTGCTGAAAATCAATTCGGTGTACTGCGCCAACGTGGACGGCTCCGCAACTGCTGACATCAGCCTGGAGCATTACAACGGCACCACCGGCTTTGCCATCGGCAAGACCATCGCCGTGCCGGCTGATGCCACCCAGGTGCTGGTGACACGCGAGGCTTACATCTACTTGGAGGAAGGTCACAGCCTCCGCGCACAGGCCAGCGCCACTGGCGACCTGGAGCTGGTCATCTCCTATGAGGACATCAGCTGATGCTTGGCTTTAACGGCGGTTTGATGGGCGTCAGACGGACGCCTGCAACCAGCTCGGCATCGGGGCTGTGGTTTCAGAATGAGCAGAGCGTGGCACAAAGGGCGGGGATTTGGCCCGCAGTTGCTGCCACTGACCCCGACTTCGCCAACGTGTCGCTGCTGTTGCACATGGATGGCAGCAACGGCAGCACCACGTTTACAGATAGCAGCAGTGCAGCTCGCGCAGTCACAACCACAGGCAATACTCAGATCAGCACGACTCAGAACAAGTTTGGCGGCGCTAGCGGTTATTTTGATGGTACAGCTGATTACCTAACTGTAACCGAGTCAAGTGCATTTTCTTTTGGCACGGGTTTATTTACTATTGAGTTGTGGTTTTATGTATCTTCTGTCACTGTGGATCGTAATCTTTTTGTGATGCCTCGAATAGGTGGGGGCTTTCCGACGCTAATTGTGTTTCTAAACAGCAGCAGTAATGTCAAAGCTTACTGCTCCACAACCGGGGGGTCATTTGCACACTACATGGGTACAGAGGCTGCTGGGGCTGTTGTTAATAATACCTGGAATCACTTTGCTTACGTTAGGACCGGAGCCGGAGGCAATGATTACAGGGTATTCCTTAATGGAGTAATCAATTCCCCTGGGGATGCCACCTACTCTTCGGCTGTTTCAGATTACCCTAATGTCAATGAAATACGTATTTCAGACGCATCTAATGCAACCTTTGGAACTGATAGCTGGCTTGGTTATATCGACGAATTGCGCATCACCAAAGGCGTAGCCCGCTATACCGCCAACTTCACCGCACCTACTGCGCCGTTCCCTGACGCATGATGCTGTACTCCCACAACGCCACCATCCCAGCGCCCCTGCCGCACCGCATCCGTTTTGCGGACGGCAGCACCCGCACCGACGCCAGCACCTTCACGCCTGACGAGCTGGAGCGTGCCGGTTACAGCGGCCCCTACGAACGCCCCGAGTGCAACCCGAAGCTGGAAACGATCGACTGGGACGGCACGCAGTTCCTGGTGCGCCCCTACAACTTCGATGAGCTGCAAAAACAGCACGCCAAGGTCCGCGAACGGCGCATCGAGCTGCTGCAGTCATGCGACTGGACGCAGATTGCTGACTACGACCTCGGCGCCGATCGTGAAGCCTGGGCCGCCTACCGCCAGGCCCTGCGCGACCTGGCCGATGCGCCCAACCCGTTTGACATCACCTGGCCGCAGCCGCCTGCCATCTCGGCAGAATGAATCTATCTGAGCATCAACTATGGCCAGCCTGATCTACAACTCAGCCGTTGATGACATGGCCCGTGGTGCCATCGACTTCGACACCGACACCTTCAAGGTGATGCTGGTCACCAGCACCTACGCACCAAACAAGGACACCGACCTGAAGCGCTCTGCCGTCACGAATGAAGTCAGCGGCACCGGTTATACCGCCGGCGGTGTGACCACTGCCTGCACAGTCACCAAGTCCACCGCCAACGATCGCGTCACCCTCAGCTTTGCGGCTGTGAACTGGGCCAGCAGCACCATCACCGCCAGGGCTGCTGTGATCTACAAATCACGCGGCGGCGCCAGCAGTGCTGATGAGCTGGTCTGCTACGTGGACTTCGGCGCTGATGTCAGCAGCAGCTCTGCAACCTTCAGCCTGGGCGCCAGCGTCATCACGCTGCAGAACTGATGGCCACCTTCCCGGCACTGGAGCCGGTTACACGTCGCTACAGCATGGGCGTGTTCCCCGTCACCGAGGAGAAGGGCTTCGGTGGTGGCAGCGTCCGCTTCCGGCATGGCACCACCGCCTACAGCCACATCCTTGAACTGAGCTTCGCTGCACTGACGCAAGCACAGGCCAAGCTGTTGCGCGATCACTACCGCGAGCAACAGGGCGGCTACATCGCATTTCCCCTCAGCACTGAAGCGTGGGCCGGCCACACCAGCTTTACCGACCTGGTGCCACTCTCTACGCACTGGCGTTACGCCGCACAGCCGCAGGAAGACCACCTATCCGCTGGCTACGTGAACGTCTCGATCAGCCTGATCAGCGTGCCGGCTGTGGTTGCCGCAGCATCTGCCGGCCTGGCATCCACAGTCACCTGCACGCTGGCTGGTGGCGCTGCATCGGGTAGCTAACCTGAGATAGCGATTCACGCCAGCCATGGCACCTACTCCCGAGGGGATCACCAGCGTTGCCATAACGTTGCTGGCCGGCTCCGAAATCCTCAGCCTCCTGCCAGGCGTCAAGGCTAATGGCTGGGTGCAGCTGATCCTCGGCGCATTGCGTGGCATTGCCTCCCGCAAGCGGTGACTGAGCCAACGCACGGCGAGATCCTCCGCGCCATCGGCGTGCTGGAAGGCCAACTCAAGCAGCTGCTTGATGCCGCCATCTCCGACAAGACTGAGCGGAGCGGATTGGGCGTCCGCGTTGGCCGACTGGAGACGCGCATGGCGCAGGTGGTCATCCTCGCTGTCGTCGCCGCCATGCTCAGTCCTGTCATTTGGTCCGAGATCAAGAGCGCATTCAGCTACCGGCAGCCAGTACCGCAGCACCTGCAACGGCCATGACGCAACCACTGCGGCTGATTGACCTGTTCCGTTATTTCAAAGGGCTGCCGCACCAGCTGGCATCGATCAGCGAGCTCGAGGCCGCCATCAACAAGCGCGCCCCGCAACTGCTGAACCGCGACCAGCCATGGTTCAAGACCTGGAGCGTCCCCGGCAAGCAGACCGACCTGGCAGATGCGATCCAGCTGATCAAGGAATTTGAAGGTTGCCACCTCAGCGCTTATCCCGATCCGCTGAGCGGTGGCGACCCATGGACAATCGGTTACGGCACCACGCGATTCCCGGATGGCAGCGCGGTGCAGCGCGGCGACAAGATCAACGTCATCGAAGCTGACATGCTGCTCCGCCTGGAGGTGGACCGCATCGCCGAACGCCTGCGCACGATCCCGCACTGGGCAAGCATGGGCGATCCGCAGCGCTGCGCGTTGATCAGCTTTGCCTACAACCTCGGTACTGGGTTCTACGGCAGCGCTGGCTTTCAAACCATCAGCGCAGCGTTGCGTGACAAGGACTGGCCATCGGTGCCAGCTGCGTTGCTGCTCTACTGCAACCCTGGCACAAACGTCGAAGCCGGCCTCCTGCGCCGCCGAAAGGCTGAGGGCGCACTCTGGCAGAAGGGCACACCGCTACTGCAACAGCAGGGCATCCTGCTGCGTGTGCCGTATGAGGCGCAGAACGACAACCGCTCAGGCACCGGCTACCGCGAATGCTTCAGCAGCAGCGCTGCCATGGTGGCCCGCTTCTACGGCAAGGTCACCAGCGACGATGCCTACAACAAGATCCGCGCCACCTACGGCGACACCACCAACGCGCAAGCGCAGATCAAGGCGCTGCAATCCTTGGCGCTAACCGCACGGCTACGGACCAACTGCAACCCTGCCGTGATCGAGACCGAGCTCGAAGCCGGGCGCCCCGTGATGGTGGGCTGGCTTCATAAAGGACCTGTCGGCGCACCCACCGGTGGCGGCCACTGGTCCGTGGTCATCGGCGCCACCAGCGGCGCCTTCATCCACAACGATCCGAACGGTGAGGCTGACCTGGTGAATGGCGGCTACGTCAACCACAGCAAAGGTGCAGGCATTGCCTACAGCCGCAAGAACTGGCTGCGCCGCTGGGAAGTGGATGGCCCTGGCACTGGCTGGGCAATGCTTGTCAGCCACGCCCCATAGGTTGAGCGCAAATGGATTCGCGTCTTGTGACCATCACATCCATCCGCAAGACGCCAGAGCTGCTAGAGCTGCGTATCCCCTACACAGCGTTCAGTGAAACAGCAACATTCCTGCTGCTAAGTGACATTCACTTAGACAACCCAAAGTGTGACCGCAAGCTGCTGGCCAAGCACCTCGATGAATGCCGAGCGCAGAATGGCCACGTTCTTATGTTCGGAGATGTGCTCTGCTTGATGCAAGGCAAGAAAGACCGCAGAGCAAGTAAGGGCGACATTCGCCCCGAACACCTAGGCGGCAACTATTTCGACCTTGTATTTAGTGAGGCGGCAGAGTTCTTTAAGCCATGGCAAGACATCATTCTCATGGCAGGCGATGGCAACCATGAAACAGCCGTAAGCAACAATCAGGAAATCGACCCATTAGAGAATGTTGTGCGGCTGATGCGCAACAATGGCAGCAACATCGAACACATGGGCTATCAAGGCTGGCTCAGGTTCAGCTTTACGCAGGACGGCAACAGCAAGACCAGGCGCTGCATGTTGTTCTTCCATCACGGCGCCTGGGGCGGCATCATCACCAAAGGCACTATGGGCGGTGGCCGCTATGCCTCAATCGCTCCAGACGCTGATGTCTTGGTCAATGGCCACAACCATGAGCGCAGTGTCGTCGCTCACTCCTGCTACCGCGTCGATCAAAACGGCCGCGCCTGGGTGGAGCAGCGCTGGCACGTTCAATGTGGAACCTACAAACAGGAGTTTGGAGGAACCGGCGGCTGGGCAGTAGAGCGCATTGTGATGCCCAAGTCACTCGGTGGCATCTGGCTCACACTGCGTCCCCGCAATCGCGGAGGCGTTGAAATCACCTGCACTCCAACTGTATGAGGCAGTACGTTCTTGAGATCGAATACACCATCGTCGTCGAAAGCGAAGACGACGATCCCGAAACTGTTAGCGATGATTTCGTTTCTCGCCTAACAGAATTGGCACCATCTAACGATCACATCCTGGGCCTCTCGGTTAACGTCCTACCCATCCCGGAGTTGCGTGGATCATCAGATTGATGGCACATCTCTCGTTCCCAAGCGCTCCGCAAAGCAACGATTCAGGCAGCAAATCTTCGAAGCAT